AGGGTTGAATCCATCAGGCAGGGACGTTACCGAGCCTAAATCAAGGTAGCCACCAACCGTAGGGTTGAATCCATCAGGCAGGGACGTTACAGAGCCTAAATAAAGGTAGCCTATTATTTTTTCTTTACCTGTAAATTGGTCTTCGCTAATATTATAGCGGGTTTTAAATTCTTCTTTTTTCATGTCTTGCTAAGTTTTCTTTCGTTTAAAGTTTTGTAAAGGTAATGGGTTGTAATGATATGTGCAAATTTAATTTAAATTATTTTTAAATCTTTTTTAAATTATTATTTGGATATATGAATAATAGTCCCTATACTTGTATTGTGATTGACAGACCAACATATAAGGCATATAAAAATATGATATATAGATGTACAAATTCTTTATATCCTCGTTTTAAAGACTATGGGGGTCGTGGTATCATGGTTTGTGATAAATGGTTAATTGGTTATGAAAACTTTTTATCCGATATGGGCGAAAGGCCGTCATCGGAATATTCAATTGACAGAATTGATAATGACGGTAACTATACACCTGAAAATTGCAGATGGACAACACGCAATGTTCAAATGACAAATAAAAGGCAAACTATTGTTCATAATCCGTTGGTTATTTTAGATGTTGTAAATAAATTAAACATGGGTGTATCTGTAAAAGAAATAGCAAAAAATTCACCCATGTCACAAGGTGGGATATATCATTACAAGGAAAAAATCAAGGCAAAGTAAAAAAAACGTAAAAAAGATGAAAAACTTAGTATTATTTCACTACCATAAGGTAAAAGGAGCAAGAGTAAAGCAAGTGTATTTAATAGCTACCGAAAATGAAATAAAAGTAGGTAATACTACTGGCTATGAGTTATACTTTTATCCTGAAGGTAATAAAAGTAATTCAGTTATAACTAAAAAAGATGCTGATATAATTTTATCTGGCGATGAAGTAAAAGCACACAATGCAGATTTATATCCATTATAAGTATTTTAACTATGAATGACTTAAAAACACTTCCGACAACTGAACTTTATTCATTATGGGCATTTTCAAGAGATATGCTTACGTTTTGGAAAGGCAGTGATAAGAATATTGAGAAATATTACAAAACTATTTCCGATAGTCTTATGGACGAAATTAACGCGCGTATTGAAATTTTATATCCTGAATTAAACCACCTTATATCATGAAGTACCGAAATCCAGATAATTATTTAACCATAAAGAATTTTATGGATGCGGGTGTTTATATTAATATAGGCGAAGCTGTTTATACCTATCAATTCATTAATGGAGAAAGTAGATTAAGTCTTCATGGGCTTTTTGATCGTATTGATAAAAACAAGATCGTGCATTTCTGTAATGGCGATAAGTGTTTATCATACGAAGATTGCTATTTATCAAATGTGACTTACGTTGAATGATATTAATTTTAACAATCATGAAAAACGCAGAACAAGTATTGCAACACATGGTACAGGGAATGCCATACAAATTAGCCAATGAATATAAGCCGTACATACTCGAAGCAATGAGGGTGTTCGCAAATTTATCATGTATTGAGCAACGCAAATTATGCCTTGAAAATGTTTTAGGCATGGATGCAAATCTTGAATATATGCAAGATTATATTTTAGAGGCTATGTTAGCTGTTCAGCCATGAAGCACATAAAGCGAAGGATTAAAATAATATTTAAGGGGAATATGGTTTATTATTACGAATTAACGCAAAGTGATTTTCAATATTTCGGTAATTGTAATTTAGGGTATCAGCCTATATGTAAAATTAAAAAAACACTCTGACTTGCCTTGATAACGTTTCAGGGTACACCACCTCGCTACAACATAGCGGGGATTTGGTGGTATATGGCAAACACAAAAATATTAAAGGACAGGAAGCAGACGTACCCATTTAAGACAATGGCAATAGATGAAACGTTTAAGGTTAGTAAGCAAAAGTATAATTCTATGCTTACCGCTTTTAGGTATCATAACAGCAAGTTTGATAAAATAGAAATTAGTGCTGAATTAAGTTCGCCTGGTTTTTATGAAATCACCCGCACCAAATAACCCCAACCATGGAAACACAGAAAAAGGCGAGCGTAGAGGAATTAGCGGAGGCTTATGTATTAACTGGTAATACGGCAATTAAAAGCCATCAGCAGTCATTCATCGCAGGCTATAACGAGTGTGAAAAGACCCTAATTGTCACCCAGCAATTAAACGAAAGTATTATGCAAACTAATACAGCTATGGGTAAGAGGTTATTGGCATATGAGCAAGCTTTGAATACAATATTAATAAGTGATACGTTAACAGAAGCAAAGCAACATTGCGTAAATGCGCTAAAATTGCCTTGTGACTTTCCTATACCATATAGCGAGGCTGAAGTAATAGATATGTTAAAGTCATTACGTGCGGAGATTGGCACTATGGTGGGTGATTTTAATGAAGTTATAAAGATTGCCTCTTTAGACCCAACCGATTATTTAAAAAATAAGATATGAAAATTTTAGAAGATAAAATGCTTAATTGGCAGGATAGAGCAGATAATTTCGCAGGTCATAAATCTGTTATACTGTTACATGATGCTATAATGGTCGCTCAACAGCATTGCGACCAAACAAAATCCGAAGTGATTGAGAAAGTGTTGGAGCTGATAGGGGGCATTAAAGTATCAAGCGATCCGTACGATATATTGCCAACCCTTATAACCCAAATCAAAGCATTATGAGCGAAGTAACAAAAGGTGAATGGATAAGTAAAAGCAACATGGTGTATGTTGACGATGAAAACGGATACGTTATACTTGCAAATGTTGGTGGGCTTAACGGCTCTGAATTATCCAACGCCACCCTCATGGCAGCAAGTAAGGATTTGTTAGAGGCGTGTGAGGCAACATTAGATGCACAAACAAGAAAAGAAGTTGAGGCAGCAAAGCGGATGTGTTTAAGCGCCATCCAAAAGGCCAAATCAATTAAATAAATAAGGATATGAAACTAATAATAGATTACCAAACAATAAAACGTCCGGTTGAAAAAACCAACCCCTACCAAAAGCAAATCCTAACATACGATAAGTTCGGTCAGGTAGACGGCGGATTTATTAACCCCAAGTGGGAAGAGTGGGAAAATTTACAAGGTAAAACTAAATAATATGAAATTAAAACTAAACCTATTTGTAAAATCTAACGGGAGTGTTAGGATAACAAAACGAGATGATGGTGCATACCAAGACGAGATATATTTAAAACTTGAATTATTGTTGCCAGATGCGTTATTTAAAAGACCTGTTATAAACGCTTCGGTTAATTTAATGGCAGCGGATATTGAACAGTTTATTTTAAATCCAACTATTAAAACAGATTTACAAAACGCAATTGAGGGGGTTGTAGGTGCAGATATAACTTTGACAATAACTAATCCTGATAGCAAATGAAACCCAACCTCCCCACATCAGAAGCCCTAAAAGCCCGCAGAATAGTTTTGCGCACGGCAATATTTACAGCATTATCAATATCGCTTGCTTATATCGCACTTGCTCCTAAGGAGAAGTGTAAGCAGATGGTTGAGGTGGCTAACCGTACTAAACCCGTTGACACTATTAATGCTTTTTATAATCACAGCGAGATACCAACACCACTACCAATAGATACCGCAGGATTGCTATTGAATATTGAGCTAAGGCACATGGATTTAATAGCCAATATAAATAATCAAGACCTCTTATTTTATCAATTTTCTTCAGAATATTATCAGACTAAAAAAGATAAATATAGGGTAATGGGAAATAATACACAGGTTGTAAAAAAGAAAATGATAAAGGTTGAACGCTCAATGAAAGATAGTATTGATGAATTATCAAAGGCTATAAAAACTAATCACAGCGAGATAAAGAAATGATTTACCCATTAATCATAATAATTATAATAAGGGCAATCGTAATGAACGATAGATGGTTGCATGACAAAATTTAACTAATTAAAAACGATAAAAAGGATGAAAAAAACAATTATAACCGCCATTTTCGTAGTAGCTGCGCCAGCGGCATTTTCACAGAACAAACACTTACCGGCTAAGGTAACAATCACATTAACCGCACAGGAGGCATTACGAATTGACAGTGCAGTACAGGCGGGTGCAAATAGCTTTGATAGCAAGAAAGCCTCGCAATCCTTCGGAATGGCTTTTGCACCGTTTTACCAGCAAGTCAGTAGGCAATTAGTTGTGGATAGCGTTAAGGTTAAAAAGTAATAAACTAATCCCTGCTCCGGGCAAATGGGCGATAGAGAAAAATATGCAAACCGAAACAGAAAAAAGATTAACATGGCAACAATTAAAGGAGTTTTGCAATAAAATTCCTGAACAGTTTTTAACTAATGAAGTTAGTGTTATAGGCGAAGAACGAGGATTTGATATTGAAATAGCAGAAACTCTTGAAGAAGATTATTATCAAGATGATTATGCATTTCAACCAGTAAGTGTCTTTGATGACACAGATGGAGAAGTATTTGAAGATATGGGATACGATATAACACCAAAAGGATCACCATTTTTATACATAGATTTATAATTAAACCCGCCGCAAACGGTTATTTGCACAAAACAAAATGAGTATAATTACTAGTATTGAAACTTTCGTTTCAACCGAAATCAAAAAAATCACAGGTGCAGCCCCTAAAATCGAAGCAGATTTAGAAGCAGCAGCCACATTTGGCGTAAATGCCGTTAATTCATTAAAGGCTTATATTGCCACGCCACAAGGGACGGGATTAGAAGCGGTAATTGAAGCTATACCTGGAATAGGCACGTATGCCGCCGATGTAATCAACTTTCTGCCGCAATTGGTAGTAGATTTAGGATGGGCTAAAAACGAGTTTACTAAATCACCCGCAGATGTATTAACAGATGGGCTAACTGTTGCTATTAATGCCGCAACCCCAAACGTTAAGGCTACTAATTTAGCTACATTGGCAGCGCATATAGGAACGGTGATTAATCCATCGGCAACAGTTCAAACATTGCTTAGTGTTATCCCGGCTGCTTATGTTGCACCTGCCACGGTGACGGCGAACTGAATAACAAAGATTATAGAGTGGGTCACAACCATCAAAAGCACAATTAAATCCGTATTAAAAAACGGGCGTACATAAACGGTACACGTGCCATGGGCCTTTCAGCGTTGGGTCTTACTTACACCCCCGCAAGCGACCATACAGTAACTAATCAGCATATTGTACGTGGCGGGATGCCTCACATCTAACCGGTGTGAGGTTTTGGTGGTATATGAAAAGACTATTTATCGACTTGTTCTGCGGGTCATCCTCATTTAAAGCAGAAGCAGAATCCCACGGATTTGAGTATTTTGGAGTTGATTGGGAAAAATATGAGCACGTCTCACTTCAAAAAGATATTGGCGAATTAAAGTTAACAGATTTACCGCCTTTTAGTCAATATGATAAAATACACATACATGCTTCCCCTGATTGTAAAACCTACACAATTGCTGCAATTAGTCATCATAGGGACGGAGTAAAACCAAAAAGTGAATATGCCATTAAATGTGATAAGGTAAATTCATACATTTTTGCTGATTTTTTCAGGGTAGTTAACTCGTTGTACGGAAATAAAACATCCTGGAGTGTCGAAAACCCCCGTGGGATGCTTCGTAAAATGTCGTTTATGTCTTTTTTAAAAATGGATACCGTTTGGTATTGCCAGTATGGAGATGACAGGGCGAAACCAACAGATATATGGACATTTAATCTTAATTGGACCCCAAAACCGTGCTGTCATAATGGTAACAAGAATTGTCATCATCAATCTGCACCACGAGGTAGCAAAACAGGGACTCAAGGTAGGAAAGGTAGTTACGAACGTAGTAAAATACCGAACGAGTTGTGTAAAGAAATCGTATTAAGTATTGGATAATCTTTTCAATCCGACCCTAAAAAGTCGGATTTTTTATGAAGTGGCGGGATCTTTAGTAACGGTAACGTTGGTAGTATCAGCGTTAGTGGAAACAGTAGGTGTATTAGCCCCTACAATCAACGCATCATCTTTCTTTGAACTACTCGAACTCGATCCGAAAAAATATCCGAGGACTGTACCTAACGATCCTACAATGGCTATTAATATTTGAGGGTCGGGTTTAATATCTCTTATGCTGCACATATAGAAATAAGAAATTCCTAAAATGGTAACAATTACCGCTAACAGCGATTTAATGTTATCAGATAACCATGATGTTTGTCTCATTTCTTTTCGGGTAAATCGATTACTATTATATCCATACCCAAATATACAATTATTATTAAATAAAAAAGCCACTACATAAATGCAATGGCTAATAACCGCATAGAAAACACGACTTGACTATATGGCTAATGACTGTGTTGTAATTGCTTTTAATATATTTACATCCCATAATCGCCTTACACCGTTTCCTCGCATGGCAACGGTTATATTTTCCTTTCTTAATCGTTGAATCATCCCGTCAACGGCGTTTGGTGTTCTAAGTAATTCAATAGCTATTTGTTCTGATGTTGCCCTTTCGTTTCGCCTCCTGATTAAATATTCAACATCCGATTGTGTCCAACTATGGTTGCTTTTACCAGGTTCGTGCCCTTTTGATCTTTTTGCTAATGGTATACCGTTAGCCCTAAGTCTTTGAACTTGTTTAAGAATAGAAACGTTAGTTGATTTTAATTCTGCGGCTATATCTGAAACCATTTCATCATTAGCCCACATTTTCATAAGTGTAACAAGTTCGTCGTTTGTCCACCTATGCCCTTTGTAGTGCATTGTTTTTTTCATTTTATCGTGCTTTACTCGGCTGAATTACCGATATACAAACCTAACTATTTTCCGGCAAATAAACAAAACAAAAAAGCCATGCGTCTCGTCCCACATGGCTAAAGATAATCAACGGTCATATCTTAAAAAGTACGGGGATTATTCCGGTATATATCTCAAAGTAGCAAGCACATCTTCAGTAACCTCACCCTGCAACCTAATCTCATCGGGCCAGAATATGCAAGCACCACTATCCACCGACCAATGCAGCTTAGTACTTTCACCTTTAACAAAGTTATAACCCATTGCAACATCTTGCGTGAACAGTATTCTCCCACCTCGCAAGTCTGCTATTTGGTGCGAGTTGTTGGATTGATCGAGGATTGTCATGCAAGTATCCCCGCTAATATGTGATTGTAATAACCAGCTATTAATTCAGCACAATCTATACCGTTTATAATACGCCTTGCATTAACAGGGTCGTTAGATGTTCCGGTAAAATAGTTGTTAAGGCTTTTGCCTGTAAATAAACCACCTTTCATGCCTATAACAATAATGGCAGCAGCATAATCAGTTTGTAAAGCTAAAGCAGGATTGTTAATTAAATCAACGCCTAATAACTTGCTAAACTCTTCGTAATTACCCTTCCAAGTAAGTTGAACAAAACCACGACCATAGTACGTTTGATGCGTAATAGGGTCAGGAACGCCATAGCTATGCCCTTTGCCTAATCCAATTTCACTAATCGACTTAAGTCTACTCTCATGGTAACAAGTGGCTAAGACGTAAGCTATTTGGTGTATATCCGTAACGGCATGTTTGATACATTCTTCAAGTATAGCATTTACGCTGTCAACTTGTTGTTGACTTAGCGTTCCTGCCATTTGGCGTAGGGTGGTGAATAGTGCGGTGATGTTCATTTACACAAATATAACTTTTCTTTGCGAGTTTTGGAAAAGTTGTGTAAAAAGTTGCAAGTGTCAAAAATAGTTCATTACTTAGCGGTGTAGATAATAGTTTCTACATAAAAGTTTTGCAACATGAATTATTTAAAAATCTCCAACAAGGGCTTAATCTGCCCTGAAGACTTGATGCTCATAGGCTCAAGCACAAAACGTGAACAATCAGACAAAATTGGAATGTTTGGTAGTGGGTGGAAATACTCATTGGCATGGTTGCTTCGTAATGATTGTAAGCCAATTATTTTTAGTGGTAAAAATCAAATTGAAGTTGATTTTGCCGTTAAGATGCACCGAACAAATGCAGTTAATATAATTACTGTGGATGGTAAAGAAACATCTTTAACTACTGAAATGGGGCCAAAATGGACAGGATGGATGGCTATTAGGGAGGTATTGTCAAATGCAATAGATGAGGGGGATCACTCCATAACAACAGCGTGGATGCCTGAATTTAAAGGATTTGAAGATACTACTACTATTTATATACCCATGAGTAGTGAGTTATCGGATGTGATGTTAAAATTTGATAGTTATTTTTCTTTTTACCGAAAAGAAAGCTATTCAAATGAAGATTGCAGAATGTTTGTTAAAACTGAAAAAAGCAATCTTAATATTTACCGAAAGGGTATTCGCTGTTTTGATACGAATACTCGCTCGTTAATTGATTTTGATTTTAACGATATTCATATAAGCGAAGATAGGCTTACTTCTGATACTTATATCGACAAAGCTATTTGCGATATGATTAAAAAGGGATTGCCAAGTAATATACTTAAATTAATCATACTTGAGGAAAAGCATTCATGGTTGCCCGTTACATTAACAGACCCACTATTGCAAAACCTAATTGAATTAGCGCAATCAGGAGAAAACTTTACAACAGAAACATTGCAAAGATTAGGCGGAATTTTGTTTTCAATGCCTAATTCATTGGTAGTTCCTGCGTCATGGTTTGAAAAACTTGAAAGTTTAGGGTTGGTAAAATCACCATTTGAAAAATTAGGTACAAGTCATAAATTTATACGCACCGACTTAAAAGACCTAAAAGGTATTGAGTATTATTTGAAGGGTATGGGGTTTTCGTTTAATTTAACATCCGGTAAAAGCGAAACGGACATTTTTTATAATAACGGTAACGTTTACGTAAAAGATGACACCACCTATGATGATAAAATGCTAATAGGTAAAATGTTCTATGGTATGAGTGTTGATGAAATAGCGTCTATTATAATATAACATCCCGTAGTTCCGCAAAACTCTGCGGAGTTGTTACAGCCCTGTACCCTAAAAAGGTCAGGGTTTTGTTTTTACCATGAAAGCCATGATTAATAGGATTATGACGGCGGAGATTAGCCAGTAGATCATTTACCAATAACCTTAACAGGATCAAATCCCAACCTACTCACCAGCGTACTATAAGCAATATGGCACTTACCCAACGTATGAAATCCAACATCGCCAGTTAATGACATCCAGTACACATAAGTCTTCCCGTCGCTAATTAATACAGACCAATACACGGCGGGTTTATTAATACCTTTCATGTCTCCTAGCGTACCAAATGTGCCGCCATACACTTTGCAATAAATATGTTGTGTAGCTAATAATCGGGCAGTATCTTCTTTAGCCAGTTCTGTGCCGATGTTCTGCGATTGAGGCTCAGGAGCAAGGTTTCTATTTTCATCCATAGAAGCCGTTGCGGTCGCCTGTGACCATGCTAAATCCTCAAAGGGTATAACGTGACCACGGCTGTCACCACTACCCGAATATAACACGTCGATTGAATGGGGAAAGAATGGTATGTGTGCCCTGTCTATCTTTAGCTGATGTACGATAATTAAATGTGAATTGGTAAGCAATTCATAATTACAAATCGGATTATGCGTTTTAGGGTTGAATATGCTGATATACCCACCTGTTGTGTCGGTTATGCAGTTGGGTAATGTTTGCCCCTCGCTATTCACATAAAACCCAATGCAAATAATTATCGCAAGGAATATCACCCTGCAAATGTACTGTAATGATTTTTTCATGGTAATTTAATTTTGTATTTGGTTTCTAAATATTTACGCCTATCTGAAAATTGAATGCTATCCAAGACAGATTGTTCTCTACTAGTAATTTTATCTAGTTTGCTTTGGTATAATTTAACCTTTTCATTATACGGCCCAGCTTTCATATCTGCAAAAGAGGATCCCCAATATTCATCATAAATAAAATTGGATATATCTTGATATTTAGTGACACTATCCTGTAATTGAACCTTAGTTTGAGCCTGGCAAATGAAAGGAATGAATAGAAGTATAGTGATAAGTTTTTTCATGTTAAAAGTATAATCAACCAATAAATAAACGAAAATACTAATGTTCCCGATATTAAAAATATTGCTGCCCAAGTAACCTGTTTAACTTTCATATGCAATGTAATTCAATGATTAAAAGTATTAAGAATACTAATGCTATTATAGATATACCATATTTTTGCAAGAGGTTCATTTAACAGCGATTAAAGCTAAGCCATGAGATGTATGCCTTTCCGTAATAAAACCACTAACTGATTTATGTTTCAATTCGTTTAGTTCCATTTTGTAATCCATTTGCATTTTATATTCACGAAATTCAATTTGCAATGTATCAAGTTTAGATGCCGTGCTATTTTGTTGACCCTGCATTTCTTTTAGGGTATTCTTTGTTTCAACCTGAAATACCTTTGCTTGTTCCTGGTTTGTTTGAAGTTCAAGAAAATTAGAATCAATTACGTGTCCAAAATATATAACACTGCCTATCATGCCTATAATAGGCACTATATTGGCTTTTAAATGTTCACTCCACGGCTTTGTTAAACTCATTGCAAATCTTCTATAATTTTATTTTGTCGTTCTAGCTGTCTTTGCTGGCCTTCTATTATTAGATCCTTTTCAGCAATAATAGCTTCATAGTTTATTTGTTCTTCTTTTCGGCTTATCATTTTAAAATACGTCCATATCTGCAATATACCAAATACAACAATTATGCCCCAAATGATATTCCCGGCATAGCTATCTGAATTTGATTTTTCGGGTGACATTGATATAGGTATAAAATATTATGGTAATTACCGAAAACCAAATTACAAAATTATTATGATAAGATACCCACTTTGGTGAAGCAAATAAACAAGCGATATAATATATATGTAAAACAACAAATGTATAAATAAAATAGTTTATAAATTGTCGCTCATGCCATGATAGCTTTATGCTGCTTGTTTGCTTCCATTCAGACAGCAGTGTAAATATAAACAAAACGGGCGTAATCTGAAACAACACACTCCATATAGGGGTCCATGATCCCCATTGCATTTGAATAGCCATGCACAACGGGTACAAATGTGTTATTAAAAATAAACGCCCGTTCCTACTCATGGATGCGGTTGTGTTGGGTTTGGTGGTATTCCAGGCTCGCTTTCTTCCACTTCTTCGATTTGTTCGTCTTCTGGTTCTATCATGATTTTTTAATTAATGATTCTTAATTAATACCAACTTGAAGTCGAACTGTCAAATACTAAAATAGTCAATCCTCCTGCTGTTGGTGCCGTTATGCCATCCACTACAGTGCCATTTGCATAGGTAACCGTGCTAATGGTTTGAGTAAATTTAATTCTTACTTCATCCTTATCAACTGGAGATGATGGCAGATTAATGGTTAATGCTAATAATGCTCCTGATGGATTTATAATATTATATTGGTTATTAACCAGTGTGACTGTTGACCCTGTTGTGGGTGTAAAAATAGTGTGCGATTTGTTTGGAATAGTCGGTATAGCCCAATTACCCGAACCATTAGTACCTGTGGCTGTCCATACATTGCCTACTGTTGAGGTTGTATTTAATAATGGGCTATTAAGTTGCGGGGATGTTAATGTTTTATTAATTAGTGTTTCCGATCCTGTCAGGGTGGCCAAATAAGCTCCAGCGTAACTTTGATTAATCGGTGAACTTCCAACCATTGAATACGGAGCAGTTACTACAGATGTATTGCTAATTTTAGCAGGTAACATTGCAGACATTAAAGATTTTACAAATTCATTAGCTATTACACCACCCATATATGCCGGTTGTGGATGTATATTATCTCTCAATTGCTGATTTGTAGCTGATATTTCTCCAATGGCTGAATTAACATCGGCCATGTAACATCCCCCCTGTTCGGCGGCAACTCTAATTATAGCTGATCTGTAATTGCCCCCCAATTGATAATTTGCAGTAGCATAACCATAACCCGTCAACGATTGTGAAATAAATGTAGGCGGTATGGCAATAATTGGAATACATCCAGCTGCTTTAATATAAGTTATGATATTGGCAATAGTAGTTTTAAACGATGACATACTCGTTTGTGCTTGTATATCATTAGTTCCAACCATAACTCCTACATATGATCCGGGTGTTAGCGTTATTCCCTGCATCACAGTATATTCTTGGGCTGCTGTATAGCCTGAATTACCATAGTTATATACAGTACATTTTCCTATTCCCCGTTTTCCCTCGACTATCCATTTTAATGTATTAGGCCATGATAGATCAGAGCCTTCGCCAGATGTTATACTGTCTCCAAATGCATAAAAAATAATATCATTACCTGAATATGCTGTTTGCGAGAATCCTGAAACGAAATCATAAGCATAAACAGCTCCTGAACTTGTTGCCGATGTATCATACCACCCGACGCCTACATATGCCATCGGAGACGGTTCTGAATATTTTGAGACAAATACTCCGTTTACATAAAATTCAATATTATTTGCACTTATAATTCTGTAAGATACAATGGTTGTTGCCGATGATGATATTCCATATGCAGCCGTTGGCAATAACACTCCAGTTGATTCCGAATAAGAAGTCCCATTAAATTGGCCTAAATACCATTTATTATTAGCATCAATTGAAAAATATGTATATAATCCGCCTCCAATATCTACCAATACTCCAAATCTTGTTCCACTGTTTGTACTAGGTGATGTAGAGCACGTATACATATTACCTATTATGGGGACACCCCCAACAACATCTATTGCATTAGCATTAGTTATTGAACTTGTGGCCCATGTAACTTGATTGCTTGCTGTTAAGGTACTTTGTCCTGAAATAAATCCAGATGTTCCAGTATTATATTGCCTTTGGGAGAACAAGGTGGCATTAACAACCTGAGGTTGCTGTATATTATCTTGCTCGTATACATTATCAGTTGCTTTAGATACCCAATCAGGCATATTATTTGCTTGTTCTAAAGCCGTGTTATTTCTATCTGAACTAAATATTTTTAAAGGGGTTGTAAGGGTTGAATTTGAAAAAGTAACTCCATTTGTTGATGGTGTTGTTAAAATAACATTAGCATCAGCTGATATAATATTGCCTGATATTGTTGGCGCTGTAGCAAAATTATAATTGGCGTTTCCTGCTGAATTTTGAGGAAAATATATAGGTTTACCCGATGCGATTGTATTGGCCGTATTGAATGAAGCATAATTATCTGTTGATCCATCGGATACGCCGCCAATCCCGGGCAATGTTATAGGAATGAATGATAACGAATTCCCAATTGAAACGTTATTAAACGTTGTTGCAGTACTATTGTAAAATAGTAAATCATTGTTTGCAAACGAAGCAGGTACAACATCTATAGTTGCCTGCACATTAGAAGCAACATTCCCAGATGATACGCCCGCTAATTTATAATACACCAATCCAGTATTAGTAGTTGTAAATTGATGGATTAGAGTAAAGGTAGTACCACCATCAATAGACTTCTCGGCATAAACAATTCCAGTAGAGCCGTCTCTTCGCAATCTTATAATATCGCCAACAACAACAGATATTCCGCTACTTGTTCCAACTCCTGAATTTTCAGCATAGTAATATGTTGAACCATCCGCATATAGCTGATAATACCACGGGGAATTAAAATTATTGAATGTATTGTTTACATCAATCCCTAAAACTGCTAATTGATTTGCAGAAGATGCATATGTAGTTCTTATTTCTCCTGAAATGGTACTACCAAGTGAGCCATTCATTAATACATACGCCGTACCGGATGTCGCTGTATAATTACCGCTTGAATAAGTAAAACCAGTACTTTGATTTGGCGTAGCCGTTGTTAATGCATACGATCCAGAGGGAGTTGGGTATGATTTATCAATTAATGCGTAATTTAAATTAGAAACATTTGAACCATCTCCGGCTAATGTTTCATCCGTTGTTCCGCTTGGCGTAAATCCGCCGCTAATTACAATATTACCAGACCCGATCAAAGATTGACTATTAACTGTTTTAATATTTGTGCCACTTACCAATATCGGCTGATATCCACCAGTCAATTGCTCCAATGTAACCAACTGGGTTGGCAGAACTGCATCAACTCCATATACAGGCATATAAAATGTAGGTAGTCCACTCCCGGGGGCAGAATCAAAAGCAGTTCCTGATCCGCCGAACATGATTGTAGAGCCATATAAATTTATAGGACCTCTATAACTATCACCACCCAAAAATATCCCGGTATTATTATATCCTATTAATGGTGTTCCTGATATGTTCAGACCGAAATTATACCCGGTTGTTGGGTCGTGAAATTGATACAACCCCGTTGTACTACTTGTGCCACCTAATGCAATGGGTTGATTTTGAAGACTTCCTACTGTATCTATTACTATTTGACCGTTTTTTATTGTTAATATCCCGTTTAATATACTGTTGCCATTTTCCTGAACATATGTAGTGCTATCATTATTGATGTTCCCGCTTCCGTCAACAACCAAATGTTGGTTAGTGGCTAAATAAGGTAATATTCCGCCAAGGTTTACAGTCCCGTTAAAAATAGCGGTGTTATTGAATGTAGCGGTATTGCCCACTGTAAGAACCGAAGTTGATAAGGCTTTGCTGAAATTATATGAATTAGTTCCTACATTATATGAAAATCCACCCGGAACATATGCTTTGTTTGTCCCATCTAAGAATAATCCGCTTGCATTACCCGATCCGCCCGCTTTTATATAGCCTCCTGTTAGGAGTTGGTTTACCTGGGCTGCGGTGTAAAATTGATTGAAGTACTGCCCAATACCTAAGTAAAACTTAGTGTTTAAGCTGTCTGCTGTTCCATTGTTACGGGGCGTTGTCGGCGATGATACAGAACCAGGAGGCGCACTCGTAGGCCAAGCTGTTTGTTGCGCCCAAACTGTTGCCGTGGCTATTGTGATTATTAAGGAAAGGAGAATTTTCTTCATTGGTTGTAAATATAATACGAAAAAAGAATATAAAATAGACAGATAAATGTCTAAATTTGTAGCATGACAGTACGAGAATTACTAAACAACCCAGATTTTAACAATGCTAGTATATCCAAAGAGGTATTCGGGCATAAGCGGATTATCAGCGATAAAGAAAAAAATAACCGTGGCAAATCATGGCTAAAAGGCGATTTCGAAAAAATATCTGATTATTTTGAAAAAAAGTATAAATATTATTTGGAAGTGACAGATTAATGTCTATCTTTACACCATAATCATAGCAATGCAGTTATGGTGTAATTTAAAAAACAAAATGGAAACTAACGATTTCAAAACAGTACAAGACGTAATTGATTATTTAAAGTTAATGAAAGCTAAAAATGATAAATTACAAAAAGCTAATCCCGATTTTAATATTAGCTTAAAAACAGTTAGCGGATTGCCAATTGATTTAATCTTTGATTTGTACGATTTTATTCACGAAGGCGACAAAAGCTATGTGAGTTCTTATTCAAGAGTTCAAAAATCAGGCGACCATTTAACACTAAGCGGTTATAGTTCAAGACTGCCAATCAATTGTAGTTTTCAATCTATTAAAGTAAGGGACAAAAAAGAGCTTCAGCCATTACCAGAGCGCACTCAATACGAGGCTATTCCGCAATAAAGACGATTCAGGTAGCAAATTAATGGCTATCCCCCAACCCTGCAAGTTTCGATTTGCGGGGATTTGGTGGTAACTAAACATATTAATCAAACAGATATGAAAACAGAGAAACTTGAATTAGCGCACTTGGCGGCATATTTACCGTATGGATTGAAAGTAATGCGTGGCGATGGAATACAAGATAGGTTATGCGGGATAATGTTTAGCGACGATACCGATTATAGGAACACTAAAGAAACGTATCATAATATCGAACATCCACTGGCTAATCTCGAAACACATACCGTGGAGTTTGAAGATATTAAGCCTTTATTAAGACCATTATCGGAATTGTATAGTACTGATGGATTTTCTTTATCTAATATGATCTCACATGGTTATCATAACACGTTTTGGAGTGAAGAAAAATTTAGTGTAAAGCATATATACTATCACGACTTGGCGATATTGCTCGAGTGGCACTTCGACGTATTCGGTTTAATTGAATCAGGACTCGCTATTAAAATATAATGACGGTTTATATTTACACCCTTTCTTGCCCAACTACAGGACAAATTAAATATGTTGGTAAAACAATAAATTTAAAACAACGATTTAGGGATCACATGAAAGATTATAGAAACATGAATAAAAATAAATCATGGATTAAATCTCTAAAAATCCGGGGGCTATCACCTGTAATGCAGGTGATAGATGTTTGCTTAGGTGAAGATTGGAGATTTATGGAAGATTTTTGGATTCAGATATTGAAAACATGGGGTTTTGATTTAAAAAATCAAATACATGGAGGAAGAGGAATAACTGTTTTGTCTGAAGAGTCTAAAAATAAAATATCACTTTCTTTAAAAGGTAAAAAACAGAGCGAAGAGCGAAGGTTAAAAAACTGCAAAAAAGTTCTAAAATATGATTTAGATGGCTCTTTTATTTGCGAACACGAATCAATAACCCACGCAGAGATGTCCTCAAATATTAAAAATGGTATATTGGGTTCAATTAAAAGAAAACAATCGGCAGGGGGATATCAATGGAGGTTTTTAAATGGGATTATAGAATTACATATAGAACCTTACAAAAAGAATATGCACAGATCTTGTAAATCCGGAAAATCAAAAAAGCCAGTTTACGAGATTGATAAAAATGGCTCTATTTTACATAAATACGAATCAATATCTTTTGCAGAACAAAAAACAGGATTAAGTAATATATTTTACGTTTGCGCTGGATTAAGAGCCCATACAAGGAATAGATATTTTATATATGCTTAGCCCTACCTTTAACCATACAAAATAATTCGTAAGGAAGATGAAAAGAGAAGAAAAGTTCAAGTTTGTTTATAAACATGATGACGGCAGGTTTTTAATTAGTTGCTTCTATACACTAGATCAATTATTAATTGTATCTGAAGATGATATATATTGTTCATTATCGGATTGTAATTGCCAGCCAATAGGTGAAACTAATGTCGTTGAGTGTGGATGTGATTCAGTAATAGATGGATTTAAACTTCATGATAAAATTCAATCCACAGGCTTAAAAGACAAAAACGGAGTTGATATCTATGAGGGAGATAAGTTAATTAATCCATCTGGGGAAGTTGGTATTGTTGAATGGTACGAGGCTGGATTTTATTTAAAATGTGACAGAAAGAGTGGGCAATCATTCTTCGTAGCACTAACAAAAGGATTTGTTGTAAATAAAACTCAAATAGGTAATATAAACCAAACCAAACCCCTTTAACCCTACCCATAAACGGCATAAAAAGAGAGAAAAAGTATGAAAAAAATAAGTACATTATTTAAAAAAGACCCTAACGATTTAGGTCGAGTAATCAACGAAATTAATCCCGAAAATGAATGGGCGTTTACCAATGGTATCCCGACCAGAAAATACGATGGAACGGCATGCGCAGTAATAAATGGAGATTTATATAAGAGATATGATGTTAAAAAAGGCAGGAACGTGCCTCATTCTGCGATACCATGTCAAGAGCCTGATGAAATAACAGGACATTGGCCTCATTGGATTAGGTGTTATATTAATGAAAAAGCAGATCAATACCATTTTAAAGCCTTTGATATTGCACCCGAATTACCAGAAGGCACTTATGAATTATGCGGTCCTAAAATACAAGGGAACCCCGAACAATTAAGCGAGCATTATTTAATAAAACATGGGTCAGGTAAATTAGAGATAAATGATTTGTCTTTTGAAGGAATCAAACAGTTTTTAACAGATAATGATATTGAAGGTATTGTTTTCCATGAAAGGGGTGGTGACAGGATGTGTAAAATTCGCAAATCTGATTTTGGACTTAAACGCACTTTAACCGCCTAACCATGCTATCAAACGAAATTAAAGCAACCCATGAGGAATCCAAATACGATAAAGAATTAACCGATATGTGTGATTGGTTCTTATCTACCGATGAAGGTAAAAATTGCCGTAATCCATCAAGCCCATATTACTATATCGCACCTATGGAAATTGCACGAATACTAATCAAATTCAAAAATGACAAGCGAAATTAAAGCAAAGATATTCAGCCTGTATTTGGGGCAGAAAGTAGAATATAACTTCAATAATAAGAAAAAACAAGATACAATATATGGTATTATTTCTAATCAAGTCGTGTTTAACGAAGTAAGCGCAGGAAGTACAGTTACAACCAAAAATATTGATAAATGTTATCTTGTTCTCCGATCTGTTAAGCAGTTGACGGGAGTTGAGATGACAGAAATTCATAAACTTTTATTCCCTAATACTTTTTACCCAAATACAAATTATGTACTTCAGTTTCTTAATGTTATCGAAAGCCCGTACCAATACTCCTTAGATGATGATTTTAATTGCAAGGCTGAGTATGAAGATATATCAGCATTAATTGACTATCTCCGCTCAATCGGCATAGCATTGCCTGTGACAACTGTAGTCGATGGTGCTGTAAGGACTATTGGGGTGGAGGAAATGGTGGAGGAAAAAATAATTTGTTTGGATATATAAAAATAATTTTATATTTTTATGTCGCTGTTCCGTTATGAAGAAATTTAAAATATCCCGCTTGCACATTGCCATAGCTCATTCAGAGCAACGGAACAGCCTTTGTGTATAGCGGGTTTTTATTTCCAATGAAAACCTTTAAAGAATTTAATATTTATCCTGATAACGAATACCCTATGATGGCTAAAGCTGTTTTTATAGACGGGGTTTATAGTGGAGTTAAGTTGATGTTCAAGGCGGGACGTTCTAGTTACATCCATTTTATTAATGATGCGGGATTAGAAGCGGAAAGGTTATTTTTATAATGGGTAGGCAAAATATATCAAAATGGGAAGTTGCGTCTATTTATAGTGCTATGTCTGAAACGCTTGAAATAATAAAGCAAATACCAGATAATGAAATAAGAAATGCAATTAATGGACTAATAAATCATTGCAAAAAAAGGGCAAATGAGTTAGACCCAAAATACAATAAGCCTAAATCACTACCCGCCGGGGTTATTAAATTGGAAGGGGAATAAAAAGAGATGAGAAACGAATGGATAGATGTAAACGATAGTTTACCTAATGATTATACCGATGTATTGTTTTATAATTCAGGGTATAAAAGGCAATTTATAGGCAGACTTTATGATAAAGAAACAAAAGAGTTTTGGGATCAATCAGGCGATACACATAGTAAAGTAACATACTGGATGCCGTTACCTCTTAATCCTTAACCCCCTTATTAACTTACAAACTAACTAAACAAAATATTATGGACAGAGAAGATTTGGAATGGCTACAATCAGTGCAAGAACAAGCATACAGGCTTTACGCAATTAATAAAATGCCTGATGATGATTATAACGACTTAGATAATTTGATTGAAAGGATATTAGAAAATAACGGAGTACATAATTCTGATGAAGATTTACAACCGTAACCCTTTAATCAACAGGTGTTATTAAAATTAAGGAGAGGGAAAACCAAGTAAAATTATTATTTAATACAACATTAAAATGGACGCAGTAATAGTAATATATTTAATAATCGGATATTCCCTCTCTATTTTTATGTGGGGAGTTAAGACAGAACAAAAATCCTTTTTTAAAGGAGAAACAACATATCTTCTCATAGAATATACAAATGGCAAAAGAGAATGGATTGATGATATTACAACTATCAATGAACCACATACTGTTATTACAAGAATAAACACACTTAATCAAAAGTAACCCCTTTAACCTCCCACTTGGCGGTAATACAGTTTAAAAAAAGAAAAAATGGCAAAAGTAAAATGTTCAACGTGTAGTACAGCTTATGATTTTGATATTTTAGAGCAATGCGATAACTGTAAACTATTTCATTGTCCTAAATGCTATGATAAATTTACATGTAAAAAATGCAATAATAATACACGAAACATTGAATATAATTATAAGGACTTGGCTTTAGATATTAATCCTAATTTAGTTTCGTTTCAGGATATTTATACTACTGGATGGTATATAAGAGATGAAAATGAAAGACATATAGCCGATTGGCATTTGTTCGAGGAAGATGCATGGAAAGAAGCGTACAAAGCACTTGGAGGGACACCCCCTACGGCTTTATAATCACCGTATACGTATCGGCACTATGCCCCGTTCCATCATCAGGACTCGTCACCACCACATCAGTACCCGTATCCTGGTAGTTAACAGGCGTGTAGTTATTGCCAGATGAATCACGGAATAGTACGGTGGGGTTTGTGAAGCCAGTGTATGGTACGGTGATAACAACTGGCGTAACACCTTGAAAAATATCAGTGATTATATCAGGAATAACTTCACCTCCTTCAACATCAATCACTATTCCACTCCCCTGATAATTAGGGTTTACCTGATTATCTCCAAAAGCACCAAAAGTATCATACTGAGATAATTTACTAATTAGCCATCCTATCAATTGATTGAATGTATCATTTTCAACGGCAAAATTAATAAACGGCTCTTGCTGGCTTATACAAGTCCAAAGCGTATAAATATCATATTGCTGGTCTTTGATGTTGGTATATTCCTGTGAATCAAAATACCAAAAACCTTGCTCAATATAATCGGAAATCACAAACATGCACTTCAGCGCCCTTGTAAGTGTTGAATTTACTTGTGCTTGTGAATATAAGTTCATTACAATGTTGTATTTAGTATAATCTGCGTACCCCTATCTAATGCATCCTGTGCGCCTGTATAATTAGCGTACAAAACGGCTACCTGAGAATTTGACATTTCAATCAAAAGGTCAATTGACGATTTACGGTAAACTTTATCCATACGAGTTGACGGAAGCGTATCTGTTAACCTTTGCACCTGAATATTGTATAATCCTTGCTGTAAGAAGCGATTTGTAGCAATATCTGCCTCTGCGGTATAAATACTACCACCTACAGGAGTTATTGGCGTAAGCGTCATTACAATCGTTAATGCGACGTCTTGTGTAAGTCCGGATATGGTGATTACATCGGGATTGCCGCCACCAATAGGAAATGCGATGGGATTTGGATAGCCTGTTAGTGGCGTATTGTCTGATTGAAGTATGGTAAGTGTCCTGTTTGAAAAGTTAGTCTTACTATCTCCCCCAGAATACGGCGAAGGATCGATTAGCTGAAACTGCGTAGGGTCAGCAAGTGGTACGTAAGATATTGATGCAGCGAAACTCATACTTTACTAGCTTGGTATTGTTGTAAAAGGTATGAAGCATAAGCTATAGGAACAGCTATCTCAACGGACAATGTATCTGTATTAGCCCACCCGGATGGCAGCGACCTAAACGTGAAAATTGTTGTCTGTGTCCCGTTAACTCCTATTCCATTTGTAACATTTACTATGTTATTTTGAATAGTTGCTGCAGTAGATGTAGTAGTATCATAAACTGTGGCTAAACCTGTTATATCGAAATCATAGCCCGAAAGCCCAGATATAGTTAAAGTCTTTGCTACTACATCTAATGAAGTAGTAGCCAAATTTGATTTACCGAGTAAAACTCTCATACCTCATATTAAGTTTTGTTGTTGTAAATATAATGCTTATATTTGAATTAACAAACGCCATGCAGGGCATAGTTAAAGATATTTTAATCCTTATTGGCGGATAGGACTGCATTCCTTGAAGCCGATAAGGATTTTTAATTATATGCCATCAGGATTCTACGAAAGGAAAAATTTAAAGCCAATAATCAAAAGGTTTAATGAAAAATACGAAATAAATAAAGAAACAATGTGCTGGGATTGGAATGGTTCTCTGGAAGGAGGGGGATATGCGTCAATTAGAGTTAACCGAAAAATGGAATTGGGGCATAGAATTTCTTATTCGTTATTTATAGGTGAAATACCACACAAAATGGTAATTTGCCATAAGTGTGATAACACTAAGTGCGTGTCTCCCTTTCACTTGTTTTTAGGAACTCAACAAGAAAATGTAAGCGACTCTCTTAAAAAAGGGAGAAGACCTAATGAGAAACACCCAAGTATGTATTCATATATAAAAAAAGGCTGTAGGTGTGAAGATTGTAAAAAGATAGCCAGTATAAATTCAAAAGAGAAATATAATAGAAAAAAAAATAAAATTAATCAAATTTCAAACCTATAGATTCTCCTTTTTTAATTACTTCCTGCGCCTTATCGATAGCACTTGTAGGAATATCTAATTTAAAAGCCTCTATTTTTTCTTTGTATTTTTTAGCCTTTTCCAAACACTCTTCAATACTATCTCCAATTGCTATTAAAGCCCCTATATTGTCAAAATCGGAAAAACGGGGTATTACATGATACGTGTCGTCAATTATACAATAATTTCTTAATTTGACCCATCTTGATATGCTGTCAGGAAAATCAATATTATACCAACGGTTTTCTGCCCAAGGACTGTCAAGCATAATCTCTATGCCATACTTGCCCTCAAATACAGGTTGTATCATTTTACCATCAGAGCCATGCCATATTATCTCGGATAAGTTTTGCAGCATTTCCATATATAATTCCCCTGGTGGGCTGCCTAATCGGCATGTAATATCAGTTATCTTGCTAACCTTATCTTTTCCGCACCTGCCCTCGGTATGAAAGAAATTCCTGTAACGGTGTTTTTCTAACTCAGGGGCTATAACATCGTTAAATTCGGTAATTAGCGGTGAGAATTTTTTATATTCTTTAACTACGCAACAATAGCTAACATCTTTAACCTCATATCCGAATATAGTCTTATCAGGAAAATTCCCGTCAATACAGTATCCGTCATAACCATATTCAACAATATCGTCACCATCGATAGGGTCAACAATAAGCCATTCAAGTTGCTTACTTGCAGCGCCTAATTTATATTCTATTTCATCTAAATAAGCCTCCGATGTTTTATAGTTAGAATGATGCCAAGTTTCACCGTCACCCCTATATAAATTGGTTTTTATCCATTTATCATCAGTTTTTTGCAATGCTTTTCGCAATGCATCTATGCCGATTATTTGCTTCATTTCAGGCTGTGCAAGACCTTTTGATTTAAAGAATTTATTTGATTTGTACCGTTGCAGTTCAAACTCGTCGCCAAGTCGGCTCCCCCAAACACGTTTCCCTAAACTTTCAAGGAGTAACTGAGTTTCACCAAAATAAATGGACGGGAAAATAAACACATCAACTTCATCTATATATGCCTCCCAACTTTCAACCCGTTCAACCTTTGGTATGCCTCGACCTATCCAATCGTTTTTACTTTTTGGATACTCTCCTCTCCATTCCGAAAAGTAGTAAACATGCTTAAAATCACGGGATAAACGAACGGCTAATGATAGGTATAAACCATCATCAAATACTAAAGCAATTTTATCTTTTACTATTTCGTTCATTTCATAAATTCTTCAGACGTTTCATCATCGCTCCACAACTCATCGTCAATAGGGTCTATACCCTCTGTTGGTACGCTAATCTCCGGGTCGGGTTCGTAGTCGTAATCTTCATCAGGCTCTATCATCTTCTCCCAAATTTAATTGTAATAATTGGTAAATACTATCTAATACCTCTTTTTGTTTGTCCGTAGCAATAGTTATGCACCGTTCCCCGTTCGGGTAAGTGGTGAAGGCTACCGATTCTGTTTCGGAATGTATTGTTTCAATTGTCACCCGCATAAGAAGAATATTTTTTTGCCTTATATGGCTTCACATCATCGACATTCTCACGTAATACAGGCAAACCAGTTTCAACTGTCTGCCATAACTGAGTTGGTAATCCTTCGCCTTTTTCGGGGTATCTCGCATCTGAATTATCAGTCCATTTAGCGACCTGTTGCAATATAGCAGGGTCAATTTGACCTTTCGCTTCGTTTGATAGGAATGTGTTAAGTTTATCCGTTGACCCCATTGCTGTACTTATTTGCTGTAACTGGTCTGCCAAAGGTATATGCTCACTTAGACCAGTAGCTGTTGCTAATAGAGGGGATTGTTTTAAACTTTTGCCTGCCGTTTCTGCATCTATATATTTACTATATGATGCATAAGCCTGCATAGATAGAAATAATGGATGGTCAAACAATTGAGATGGTAGACCTAATACGGCTCCTTCTTTTTGGTCGTCATCTGATTTGTAAAAACCTCCGAAATATTGAGGGTTAAAAAAAGCATAAGCCGCTAATGCCCCACCTATTGAACCTTTTTTCATGTTCCTAAGTATCATATCAGCCTGTGCATCAGTAACGCTTTTAAACCCGTCCTTTTTCCCAATAGCCTGCAATATTTTAATGCCACTTGACAGAATGCCCCCACCCGCATAATGATACCCCTCTAAAGCGATATTAGATGGTACTTTCATAAATGGGACAAGTGCCCGTAAAACTGCACCTGCCGTCCTTGTGCCAACATGGTCACCGTTTTCAAGTGTTTTTGCAAAATTCTCAAATATAGATGCGAACTTATTGTCAGACATAAATATTCGCCTTTCAGCATCCTTGTATGCCATCATTCTATTTTGAGCATCTATTATGCTGTCATTAGGATCAAATCCGGCACGTATTGTATTAGCTACACGTTTTGCATAGCTATGTTCCCATGCTATACGTTTAAAAGGCGCTTTAATAGCAGAGTGCAAATGACCTATAAAGTCCAGCGCTTCGGGAGTCCCTTCTTTCAACCCATTTTTACTATATAAAGCCTGTAAGTCACTACCTCCTTTTTTAACAGCATCATAAGCGTCTTTCATCCCTTTCGTTGCGCCTTTTGCAAAAGCTTTACCAATTGACGATGCCATATCGAGGTCAGGATTGTTTTTAGCGGCACCCTTCATCCTACTTCGAGATACGAATTGTTCTCCAAGTGATTTTTCACGTATCCCTTTTGGAACCAATAAATTACTAAATCTTCCTGCCTGTTCCTCTAATGGTATTGCGGCCATTGTTGTTGCACCTGCTGCAAACAGCTTACCCAATACAGGCAAGGACGCTAATTTAGAAATCCTGCCATACTTAACCACTTTGCCTAGACCCTTATCCCATGCTGCTTTTTGACTTTCAGCTATTTTAGCAATACGTCTGTCTGCCAAAGCCTGTTCCCTTATTAGGTCGGCACGAATGTCTAAATAATCTTTATCCACCTTCACCTTATCCATTACACGCTTTTCATAATTACCCGACTTAAGCGCTTCGGTCTTTTTCACCATCCGCCCTTTCGATGCAGCCAAACGCTTCTCATTCCTTTCAGCCAAATGCTTATCAAATCCGTCTTTTATAGCATCTTCAATATCGTCAAGGTCAATTCCGTCTAAATGGTCTTTTAAGTCATTGTATATTTTATCGGCTACCTGTGCAATATTTACAGCGCCTTCCATAACATAGTTACGTGCAAGTTTAGCCATTGGCGCAAGAAACTCAACAGGTATTTTATTAGCGCCTATATTAGCCCGTGATTTTCGGGCAAGTGTGATTAATTCCGCCTTTATATCTTCACGCTCTTTTCGTAAAGATGATTTTGTTATTTGCCTTTTTTGAGTACGTGCATCCAGTTCCTCGCCCCGCCTAACCTTATCGACGGTATTTTGGTCTGTTAATTTACGCACCTGTTCTTCCCTATCGGCAAGTTTGCCTTCCAGTTCTTCTATTCGTTTGGCGTGCTGCGCTACTTGCCCTTTTTCTTCTGCTGATAGTTCACCGCCATTTTTAGCTTGCTTAGCCCGTTGTTCCATGTGGCTAATAGAATAGTCATCTGCCATTTCCTCTTGCCTCATACGAAGCGAACGCCCTGCAATATTGCCTATCTTTTCAGTAGCTTGCCTGTTTTTTTCAATTAACTCACGGTTTCGCTCATATTCAATATGGTTGCTTGACGCCTTTTCGGGGTTAGCTTCACTATCTTTAAGCAGGGCATTTTGCCTGTTTTTTAGCCGTTGCTTTTGGTACTGCAAAGCAGACTGTTCATCTTCATTGGCTGTATGCTTGCCCGATATTACACGATCCGCTAATTCATTAGGATCAACTTCACCACTATCAACCAAACGCTTGCCTTCCTTAGATACTTCATCTACCGAACGCTTATCTCGTGGGATATCTTCTTCACGCTCTTTTTCGACGTGGGAGTTTGTTATGCCGGTTTTGTCCTCTTCGGTTTTTTCGGGTTGCTGTACTTCGCCTGGAGTGCTTTTATCTCCGCTATCGTTAGTTGTTCCATCTTCTTTTTTTTCATTAACAGGCGGCTCATCACCGCCCGTTTCATTTAGCAGTTCCCCGCTCCCTTGTACCCCTTTTTCAGAGCTTTCGGAATTTTGGTCGGCATCTTCATCCCTTCCTTTACTACTTTCGCTTTGGCTGCTTTGCCCGCTGTCATCTTTTTCATTTTCTGTTGGGTTTTGTTGTTTATTTATTATTTCCTTTAGTTGATTATTAAGCCCTTTGCGCTTTTCTTTTAGAACATCTTGCTCTGCTTCCTCTACTGGGTTATTGGCTTGTTTAACAAGTTTATTATCGATGTCGGTTATTTGGTCGCCAATGGCTGTTTTTTGCTTCTCAACTGGGTCTATTTGCTTATGCACATCGTTGACCTTATCGACTGCCGATTGTTTTTGTTCATCGGTAATAGGTAATTCATTTATACCGTCAATAACTCCTTGCTTATCTTTAGCTATCGCATTTGTAAATGCCTTTACCGAAGCGGCTTTCCCGTTCAAAGATGATGCGACTATTTGTTCCTGCTTTTCTTCGGGATCGTCTGCCCTGTACGCATTGTCGGCATGTATGCCGCCTTTAACCTGCAAATCGGTAGGATTTTCTTTTGCCTCATGTACCGCTTTGATAGAAGGCAAATCTGCCTGCATAAAATTATGAAGGTCAATTAATGGCGAACGTTGTTGAACTTCTTTTGCAGCGCCATCAGAGGCTTCTTTACCTTCGGGTTCTCCATGAAATATACCCGTTAACCCGCCGAAAATAGCGGTTCCCTTTAGCCCATCAAATGATGTGCTTTTACCTTGCAATGCATTGGAAATAAACGGAACGGCACTAAATGCGGCTGCTTGTGATGTAGAGTGTAATATCTTCCTTCCAACCAATTGCGCTGTTTTGTTCCACCCCGAATCTTCCATAGCCTTTGCGCCTATTTCAGATACTTTACCCGCTGCACTTGCTGCGCCGTCAAAAAATACACCTTTACCGTATTCCTTCATTCCGTTTGCAAAAGCTGATTTAACAGCATCGCCGTTTGACTGCCCTGCATTTACAGCATCGTCATACCTATCAGACAACCCTTTTACTCCCTGTTGAATAGGAAATTTGCCAATTAGTGCATTTGCTATTTTAGGTGCGTATTTTCCACCTTTAGATAAAACTTCCCCTAATTTACCCAACTTTGCAACATCCAATTCAGGTGTCAACGCAAGTTCTATCAGGTCAGGGGCAAAACCCGCTGCGGATGACGCTACACCTCCCATGGTAGTATTTGGTAGTTGGTTTGACTCTGCCGTATTTTTTTCTATTTTAGATATGCCGTCTAACCCCGACGCAAAATTATTAACCAACTCCCTTGCAGGAGCTAATGAAGGGCTATTCATTGCGTTATTAGCCACGAATCGACTTAATCCTGCTACGTCCTTACTTATTCCTTCGCCTATCTTTGCGGGTAAAAAATCGCCTATATTACTCCACGTATTATTTGGCGCATGTTTAGCTTTTAATTGTGCATCGTATTCCGCTGGGTTGCCTCCTGCTTTAATAACCCTGTCCCTGTTTTGTTGCCCAATCTGTTTAACGACATTTGGGTCAAGAATGGGTTTATTAGGCTGATTGTGTTGATTGGTATGTGGCGTATTTGTAGCTGCTTTTTTAGGCAATATCCCAAAAGGGTCACCACCATCGCTTGTTTTTGCAGGCGCTGACTTAGGTAATATTCCTAAAGGGTCTTTTGGGTCAGTTACCTCATCCATTATTTCAACGTCCCTTCACTTATTGCTAATTCAATCTGAGCATCAGTATACCCCGCTGCTTTTAGTTGTGTATGAGTATATTTTTTACCGCCTTGCGCTGAATATGTCTGTTCTTTTTTAGTAGAAGCCTGCGGTTGCTTTCCCCTAACAGTTGCTTGCGCCTCCTTATCAATATCACTAACAGGAACTTTCAACTGCTTTAATGCAGCACCCATAGTTTCGTGATATGATTTTGGGTCGGATGGGTCAAGTGGAATGTCTTTTGATTTTTCAACTTCGGTATACGGGTCTTGCAGTTTGCTATATTTGCTACTTTTCTCAAATGGCACTTTATCCCCACCGAACATGCCTAATGTTTTATTTGCCTTTTCAGGATTTTTATCATACTGTGATTTTAATTGTTCGTTGTACGCTTGCTTTGACTTATCCAATTTTACCACGGCAGGCACATGCAAAGTCTGTGTTCCATCAGGATTGCTTTGTATAACAGGCTTATCGCCCGGTTTAAACTGACCTTTCGGCACGTTATTATCTAAGTACTGTTGTGCCTGCTGTGTATTTCCCTGTCTACCTGCCTCGAAAGTGGTATATGTAGGCGTAATTTTTGCCGCACCCGACCCTATGCCATGCGATTGTTTCCATTCTTCATGAGCATAAAAGTTATCAGGCTTTTCAGGCTTTTGATATTTAGATTGCCCTGGTATATTTTCTACGGGATGGTCTTTAATAAACGCCTGCACCAAAGCAGCCTGTTTTTGTTCAGGCGGAATATTTGGGTCTTGCGCTATTTGCGGATATGTTTTAGCAAGTATTATAGGCGCATCTTTATTAGTAGTTACGTAATTAAGCAACTTGTGTGCATACTCAGTTTGGTTAACATATTTTGTGCTTTGCGTAAAAGTTCCTGTTTGACCATTAATACTCGCCTTAAACTCTTTCGGGGCAACATATTTGCCCGTTAATGGGTCTGTATCTTCAACTGCATTTTCTTTTACACCTTTTGTAATATCATCAATATTTTTGTTGAACTTATCCATATCGGGCTGCCTTTGCAAACTACCAAAATCTTTGATGTAGTCAGGGCTGCTTTGAGGTGAATTAAAAGACTTCATCATCTTATCGTGAGCATCATCGGCAAACGTATTGTAAAAATCCTTATTCTTTATGCCCTGTTGCTGTATAAACTTTTCATTTGCTGCGCCTGCTTTACTATCGCTTACATAGCCGCCTAAGTCTTGAAACCCCTTATCAACTTGTGCTTGTAATTGCGCTTTTTTATATGGGTCACGCTCATTTATCATTTGCCTGCCAACCGACTGTAATTGGGAGTATTTATCCATATACCCCTGTCTGTCAGGTTCACGTATGCCTGCGGGTGAAGATTTAGCTAATTGGCCTTGTAGCTGCTTAACCTGTGCGTCACGTTGTTGTTTTTGTTGTTCAACAATATCTGCAAAGTTTTGTACAGCAGGCGCATTGTCATATACCGTTGCCCCGCCTTGCCCAATTCCTATATTCAAGTGCCCATTGCCCATTACGCCATATTGTTAAAAGGGTTCGTAGCATACGGGTTATCTACAGGAGTGTCGCCCGTAGCGTATGCGGGTTGAGAAGATTGGGGTGTTGTTCCTGTGGTCGTATTTGGGAAAGTAGAATTATACTTCGCCAAATTAGTAGCTATACTTGTAGCGCCATTAATAGCGTTGCCTAAGTTTTGATTGGATGCCCCTTGTAATGCTGCCGCCTTGTTAAACTGCTCTGTATATTTATCAAATTTGTTATACTGCTGTTTCGCTAATTTCTGTTGCGCTAAATCGCCCCTTGACTGCATGGCTAAACGTAAATTATTTTCCCGTTGCCCTGCATCTGCTGCGTTTAATGACCCTGTTGCTAAATCTCCCTGACGTACAATAGCTGATAAGTTAGCGCCTGGATTTGCCGAACGGTTTTGTTGGGCTAATGCGCTTGCCTGATTTTGACCTATATTGTTTATTTGGTTATTGTATTGTTGCTGTGGAATACCTTGTTGAGCCATCTGATTAGCTATATTCAGGTTGTCGTAATATTCTTGCGGTATATTGTATGTAGGGCGGGGATTATTTTTATTAATCTCGCTTGCGTCGTGACCTTCTTTAATACTTTTGTAGGCGCTAATACCTGTACCTACCAATCCGCCAATTGCGGCGACAGCTATAAATGTGATGATATACCTTCCTTTCTTATTAAATTACTTGCTTCCATGATTTATCAGTCTAAAAATAAGGATTTATACGTTCTGTTTCAATAATCATTTCACGCAATTTATCTTCATCTGTTTCATTAGTTGGGTTAGCATGAATTGTCATCCATTTTACAGGGGTAAGCGTCTGTACTACACGTCGTGTCCCCGGAATTGTTCTGTCCATACAGGGTGCAACAATATGTTCGGGTTCCCCCTCATCTGTCCAAACCAAATATTCTCCCTCTAAAATAACAAAAAAATGCTCTGTTTTATGTAATTCCGTAGTAAATGTACAGTTTTTTGGGATATTTATTGTTCTAATATAAATTCCCGGCGAAAAATCTTGTATCAAAGGCACTTCTGTACGGTTAGCTGAATGCCATAAAGCAAACTCCAAAGCATCTTTTGCATCTTTTGCGGTAGGCGTACAGGTTTCTTTCGTGACTTGTATTTCGCTCATCTTACGCCAATTTTACTAATTTTTTCATTAACTTCAACCGTAAACAATGCAACAGGCAAATTACCCGTTCCTGTAGTCAATGTTATTAACGCCCAATTGCCTTTCAATTTATCGCCGTTAAGTAAATCCGTGTTTTTATCCCGTAGAAATTGAGCTGAATAAACGCCCTCTTTAGTATAAATCGTTGTACTGCCACTCGAATCTGACAGTATCCCCTTAACGAAATCCAAATCTTCTAAATCGCTTATTTGACCAAGCGATGTTGTGATCCCGCCAACGGTAGTCACCCACAATTGATCCGACTGAACAGATAATGACTTGTAGGTCTTAACTTCTTTTGGTTGACCATTACATACCAACTGTATGATTGACGGATAAGACACGCCACCAAAGTATGTATTACTACCAGCCTGACCGTTGTTTGATACGTAAAATGCCCCACTTCCCGCCACCAATGATTGCTCATACAAAGATATACCCCAATCAGGATAATAGTCCCTGAAATCGCTCCATTTCTCTTGTGATGGGTTATAGGCTAATGTTGTCCCCGCTTGTTGCGTCTTATCGCTAATATTAAATGCCTGTATTGAGCAATTGGCGTTAGAGTAAAATAACACATACCCATTGTATGTTGCTGTTATAGTTTCAACAAAAAGGCCAGTTGTAGTCCTGCTGATACCAACTTCCCCACCTAAATTAGCTTGTACATACCCGCCAGATATGTTTAAAATCTGATAGGATATTTGGTATATATGCCCTGCGGTTACGGGGTATGATAATAGGGTTATATTACCCGCTTGGCAGCTACTATGGGTTGCTACCGGACCCGACACGCTCCACCCTGTCGAATTTGCTTCGGTGGTAAGGGTTACCGCTATTGGTTGATATTGTATCGCTGAGTAACCCATATCTATACGCTAACTGTTATTGTTTGA